CTGCGGAGCCCGCTCTGAGGGTCCGTTGACCACGAGTCTCCGTCTGTTTTTCGGATGGCGAACGCGAAACTGGACCCGACAACTGTCCTGTCCTTGACCCATTCGATCACGTCTCGTCCGATGCTGGTCTTTTCGTTCGGCGTGATTTCGTACCGCAGGCCGTAGTCGTCCTTGTAGAGCCTCATTGACCCGTTTCCGGTGCGGCCCAGGAGCAGATTTCGCTCGTGGTTGAACACGCCGATGACGTCGGGAGCCTCGGCCAGCACGTCGTCGAAGGCGTTCGGGTGGATCGATTCCACAAACCCGCCGAGATTCCTGCTGTCGGAGTTAAACACGGCAGCGTAGCCCATGATCACGGGCTTCTTTTCGCCGTCAATCTCTCGGTACTCGACGCTCGCGTCGGCCACCGTCACCCGTCGTTCGATTTCGTGCTCACTCATGATCTTTTGCCTCAAAGTGACTGTCGAACCAGCGTTCTTTTGCTGTTTCGTACTCTTTCCCGCTGCGGTGGCAGTCGAGGAGCAAGTCTCGCGACCTGTTCACCCACGAAGCCACGAATTCGTCAGTGTCTCTACCAGTAGCCTGTGCTGCGTCGAGCAGCTCAGTTCGCATTCGAGCCTCGACGTGCTCGAGCCATGCTGTGATTTTTTCTGGCTTGTTACGCCGCTCGATGATCCCGTCGATTTCGACCGCCGCGAGCCGCCTGAGAGCTGTTCGGAATGCGACTTCCTCGCTTCGGCGGTTGTTTTCGGCGCCCTGTCCCGCCGGCCCTGGGGGCATTTGCGGCGGCTCCGCCGTTGACCCCGTCGGAGAGCCGGGCGTGAAAGCGTCGAGAAGTTGCATATTGACCTGGACGAACCGCTTCTTTCCTGCACCATCTGGCAGCGGGTTGTAGCCAATTTGGCTCCTCAATTCGTCGATATCGAGCGCACCCATGTTCCACATCTCTCGCAGGAACTGCGATCTGGCCGCGTAGTCGCCGGCCATGAGCGCGTTCGTGTCGAACTGTGCGAAATACTGCTTGTCGTCCACGACGAGGTCGCGGCGGCAGGCCATTTCCCACCTTCGACACCAGGGAATCAGCGAGAACGTCACGAAATCAATGGCCGACTGCTCGACGGTGTTGAACCGCACGTTGGACAGGTCGCCGATGAGGTGAGGTGGTACGCGGTAGCACCTGGCGATCTCCTCGAGTTCATACCTTCGAGTCTCAATGAGCTGGGCCGTGTCGTTTCGCACGGGATCGTCAACTTTCTTGAACCCGAAAGGCATGACGACCGTCTTGAATGCGTTTTTCGGGCCGCGATGGGCCTCATCCCACTGCGACTTGAATCGCTGGAGTGCCTCTGGCTTGTGTGCCTGGTCGGTCTGGATGTATGTGCCGCCGTGGGCTCCGTTGCCGAAAAACGCCGAAGAGTGCAGCTCGGTGGCCCTGGCAAGGGCGATGGCGTCCTTGGAGAGCGCCGTCGGCACGAATCCCTTCACTCCGTCGCTCGAGAGCCAGCGAAGATGAAATATCTCGTCCTGCCGGTACTCTTCCGGGGCAGGGGCGGGGTCCGTCAGTGTGGCCGCCGAGCGGTAGTAGTATCTCAGCTTCCCGTTGGCGAGACGCTTGACGTCCATCCTGCTGGGGTGCAGCGGGATGAGTTCACTGACGGCACCGTGCGTCGAATCCCCCTTGATATATGCGTAGGCGTTGCCCCAAAGCAGCAACCACGACTGCATCAACTCGCGAAACTCGAACGACGTCATCCATGAGTTGGGCTGGAAATGCAGCACCTCGTGCAAATGCTGATCGTCGGCGACCGCTTTTCCTCCGTCTGGAAGTCGCCGATAGAGCGAAAACGGCAGGCTGGCGATTGATTCCGAGAGGACGCGAACGCAACTGAGCACGGCACTGCATTCGAGGGCCGTCTCGGGGCTGACATCGACGCCCGCGGTCGTCCTGCGGCCAGCGATGATCTCCTCGAACACTCGGGAGAGTCCCTGGCTCCTCAGTTCCAGCAAGTCGTCCACGTTAGAACACCATGAGTTCGGGGTCGGCTTCCGGCCCGCGAGTCTCGCTGGACGCGAGCCCCAAGGCCATCACCAGTGCGACTGCCGAGTCGATTCTGGCTGTCGAATGCGAGTGCTGCTTTGTCGGCTTGATGTTTCCGGCGTCATCTGTGCGGACTTGCATATTCGACATCTGATAAACGAGAGCCGGGTTGCCGCCGTGCCTTAGTTTCTGGCTCAAAGTGAGCGTCTGCGCGAGCTTCAGAGGGCTGCTCATCGACGCATACCCCTGGCCGAAGGGCTTTACATCGATCCCCTCGTTGATGAGCTGGGTGTTAATGTGGGTGGCATTCCAGCGATCGATGGCTACAGACCGAACCGCATTCTTCTCGCAAAAGGAGAGAATGTAGTCCCGAACGACGTCGTAATCGACAATATCGCCTTCTGTTAGTGTAACGAATCCGTCCTTCGCCCATTGTCTGTACGGTGCCTCGTTGCGGTCGGCGTTCGCCTCTGGAAGAAACAGATGCGCGAAGACGTCATATGTTCCATCGGGCTCGCCGTGTTCGTCCACGCCGGGCCAGACAGCAACGAATGCCGTCGTGTCCTGGGTGCTCGAGAGATCGACCGCACAAAAGCAGGGGCGATTATCGGCCGGCCGCAGCGGCTCTCCGCAGCTCTCGAATTGGCCTGTCCTGAAAAAGCGATTGGCTCCGTTGCTGACCCACTGATTGAGGTACAGCGTCCTGAATTTGATCTCCTGAGAGACACTCTCCCTCGCGAGAGCAGCTTCTCGCTCCATGAACTCTTTCCGCACCGTGACCCCGTAGTTCGGTGAGGCGGCCTTCCAGGTAGCCTCATCAAACGGGTCTGCGTCGTCCGCGGCTGCGTAGATGCACGGCAGAAACGTCGGATCGTCGAGGATGCCGGCCTCGACCTTCATCGCCCGCTGCCACTCTTCGTAACACGGCCCAACGCGGTCCATGCCAGCCGTCGTGACGTAAATCACCAGCGGCTCGGCCCTGGCACCCATGCCGCTCTCTAGGACGTCGATCAGATCGCGGCTCGTCTGGACGTGAAATTCGTCCACGATGCAGACCGACGGATTGAAGCCGTGTTTTCCTTTGTGCTCGCTCGACAGAAACTGAATCGTGCTCTTCTTGTGCGGTATCACGATGGAGTTTTTGTATATCTTGCACCTCTTCAGCAGGCCGGGGCAGGACTCGATGTACCTCGAGCAGGCCGTGAATAGCAGGCTGGCCTGCTTGCGGTCGCCTGCGGCGATGAGGATCTGGCCGCCAGCCTCGCCGAAGAAACCCTCATAGGCTCCGATCACCGCGCACATGGCGGTCTTTCCAGACTTCCGCGGGAGGGCAAGCAGGCTTCGCTGGTACTGCCTGCGGCCGTCGGCTCGCCGCGTGTTGAACAGGCGATCGAGGTACTTGTCCTGCCACGGCTCAGGGACGAACCTCTGGCCTGTGAACGGGCTCTCTGTGTGCTTCAGGAGCCTGGCAAAGTCTCGAATATCAAGCCGTTGCGGTGTCGTCAAAAAGTGCGTCCACGGGGTCGGCAACGACCTTCACTGCCCCGTATCCGAGGCGGGTGCGGTCGGCGGGTGTCAGGCCGAGGACAGTCTCCAGGTGCCGGAGCTGCTCGCCACATTCCCTCGCCTGAGTAGCCATCCCTGTTGCCCGCGAGAATCGCAGGCTGCCGTCTGGTGCAACCACCTCAACGTAGGTCGCATCGAACTGCTGTATGTACTTCGCAGCGTATTCCCACTGGCAGTAGACCACGCAGTATCGCGTGATGACGTGCTCGTCAGTCTCGGCCAGCGTCCCCATTCGGCCCAGCCAATCGACCAGACGACTGAAGATCTCCTGCCCTCGAGGCTTCAGCCACTCCGGGGGCCGCATCGCCCCTTCTGCCGGGGCTGTGCCGAGTTCCTCGCGGTTCGCCGCATGCTTCGAGCCTGCGATTTTGAGGACGTGCTTCGGTTTTGGTGGGCGGCCTCTCATGCAGTCCAGATTACTGGCTGCCGGTGTCGCCGAGCAAAGTGATGCAGGGCCGCAAAAGGTGGTTTTTGGCGAAATGCACGCCCCCATAGACATGCGGTCTGCCCGGTAAATCCCCCCGGGCGGGTGGTACCCTATCCCCTCCGTATGCGCCGATGGGCGCCGATGGGCGCCGATGGGCGCCGATGGGCGCCGATGGGC